CTTCACCATTACAGAGTGCATGACCACGTCTGTTATTCTGGCATACCCTATAGAGAATGATCAGTTCTCTAACAGGTCCTACAGGACTCGAACCTGTGACACACAGCTTAGAAGGCTGTTGTTCTATCCATCTGAACTAAGGACCCAGATGCTAGTTCCTATCGCCTCTACTCCTGAACTAGCAAGGGGAGCACAGCAGTGGTGTCTCAACCACCTCTATAATATAAGGCATATGGCAGTCCCTGTCAAGGGGAGCATGAGGAAATTACATTGTATATATCAATGTCATCCATAGATGGTGTGAGTGGTAGACAGACATGGGACTGGGAGTAGAAGTGTTTTAAACTACAATCAACCATAGGAATTCCAGACTCATCTATTAACATATATGGATATGTATTCTCATCAAGAATAGAAGTTAATTGATTACTTTGATCATAAACTGGAGATGTTTTTACAGGTGAATCATAGATGAAAGAGATATACTTGTAGTAAGATGGTGAAACAACAGAGTCTTTATAATTAATCTTAAGGAAAGAATAATCACCTAACTTA